AAAGGATCGCGTAAATTATCAAGATATCCAAATCGGGAAGTTAAACGACGAGGTGCAGCGCACGCCCGACCTAGTTCTAAGCCACCTGGTTAACGATGCAGACGGCGCGCCTTCTGCAGTGCCAACAGTTAACACCCAGTACGAGGTAATGGTACAGTATGATTTGGCCAACGAGCAAATGGAGTGGCACCTACAAGAGCACGGCACCTTTAAGACTTACACGACGGGCACCAGCTCACTGGATACAAACTTTGAGGGGCACCTTGGAAATACTGCGGGCGGTTCTGTTATATTAAATTTGCCTGCTGTAGCTACACAGAAAGGGAAAAAATATTACTTCGTGAAGTCGGGCGCCTCGCATACCTTCAGGATTAATGCAGCCACTGGAGAAAATATAAACGGCACAGATCACTTCCTTTTAAATACTAACTACGACAGCCATACGATTATTTGCGACGGTACACAGTGGTTTATTATTGCAGCGCATCCGTAATTTGTTAACATCCAAGGGGTGGAGTAGTTGTATTTTTGAGACATGGCCAACCAAAAAATAAGCGAATTAACCGCCATTGCCACTATTGATAATGCGACGGATGTTCTGCCCATTGTTGACACGTCGGCAACTACTACCAAAAAGATAACGCTAACACAGGTTAAGACTAGCCTAGCGTTGAATAATGTTGACAATACCAGCGATGCCAACAAGCCTGTAAGCACGGCGCAGCAGACTGCTTTGGATGCGAAACAGGCAACGCTTGTAAGTGGTACAAACATCAAGACCATCAATTCAACTTCCATTTTGGGAAGCGGAAACATTGCCATCAGTTCGGCAGTTGCTTGGGGTGGGATTACCGGCACTTTGTCAACTCAAACCGATTTGCAAACTGCATTGGATTTGAAGGTTGACGAAAACGCAGCCATTACTGGAGCGACTAAAACAAAAATCACTTACGATGCAAAAGGTTTGGTAACTGCTGGTGCAGACTTGGCAGCAGGTGATTTGCCTACTGGTATAGATGCTGCAAAAATTAGTACGGGATCAATCAGCAATGCTGAGTTTGATTATTTGAATGGCTTGACGGACAATATCCAAACGCAGTTTACAGGTAAGCAAGATGTTTTGGTATCTGCAACCAACATCAAGACCATTGAAGGGCAATCTTTGCTCGGTAGTGGGAACATTGATTTGGCAAAAGGTGATGTAGGTTTAGGCAATGTTGACAATACTTCAGATGCAAACAAACCCGTATCTACTGCCACGCAAACTGCACTTGATGCCAAGACAAACAAACTGATTGTAACCAACCGACAAACGGCATCCTATACCTTAGTGCTTGGTGATGCTGATAAATTGGTGGAGATAAACAATGCCAGTGCAAACAACTTGACAATCCCTTTGAATAGTTCGGTAGCATTTGCCACAGGCACTCAAATACTCTTGGCTCAATACGGAGCAGGTCAAACGACCATCGTTGCAACGAGTGGCGTAACGGTGCGAAGCAATGGGGCAAAGTTGAAATTGAACGCTCAATATAGCGGAGCAACTTTGATTAAGATTGATACTAATGAGTGGTATTTATTTGGAGATATAGCATCGTAATATGATACTTTCAACACACGGAATTGTTGGTTCACAAATCCAATCATTTGTGGGATTATTGGATACTTACCCAAACGCAGCCGCTGCATATTCACTGCGTAAATTAAGAACTGCATATACGGGTAATGCAATTAGGGTAAGGCGAACAGATTTAGCCGAATCGGACATTGGATTTACAAGTGCTGGGAATTTAGATACTACGGCACTACTTGCCTTTACTGGAACAGGTGCGTTGGATAATGGATTTGTAACTACGTGGTACGATCAAAGTGGAAACTCAAGAAACGCAACACAAACAACGGCATTAAGTCAGCCACAAATCGTGAGTGCTGGTAGTGTTTTAACGTTAAATTCAAAAGCACGAGTTAATTTTAATTCAAAAGTATTAACATATACAGGTTTTGGCAGTGCTAATTTTACGATAGTTTCAGTAATAAAACAAATATCTACTAGCAATTATAGTAGTTATTTACAAAATGTAGACAGCACGTTTAATGGATTTAAGTTATTATCACAACAACCGTCATCATTTGAAAATACATTTCTTAGATATACTGGTCAATCAGAAACAGCAACCAACAGCAGGGCGAAATCGGGTACTTCTATTTCCAATGCTCAGTATTTAGAAAATTGGATTTTCCCCAATAACCCAGCATTATTATACGAAAATAATGTTAGTCAAACTGTGACAAGCAGTGTCCAAACTGGTTGGGGTGCAGGAAATAGCAGTTTTGGCTCTTTGACTTATCAAGCAGCCGCAGGTGGGCAATTTGATATTCAAGAGTTGATAGTATATACTACAAATGAAAGTAGCAATATAAACGGAATTAATACTAATGTCAATACATACTATGCAATCTATTAACGGATATCAATATCTCATTGAGCAAGAAGCAATCACCGCTCGTGAAGCGTGCGATACTTACTATGGCATCCCCGTTGCACCTGATGACATTACACAGAATTGGGTTGACTATCAATTTGCAGAATTAAACACACCGCAATTTTGGTACATTGTTTTTGACGAATCGCTTTCCGCCATACTTGGAACGCCGATTGAGTTTGAAGTTGTAACACCACCATTCCCTCCAGTATCATGACCGCCATAAAGAAAACCCCCTCGCCAATCCCTGTAAGCTTTGAGCAATTTCGTAAGAACCCAGTTGCTGCCGTGGCTTTTTGCATGCTGTTGGCTGTTAGTTATTTGTATGTTGACCTTCGCTCGGGCTACAAGGAACAGATTGAAAAGAGTAACCAGAAAATTGACGCGTTGGATATTAAGATAGATCGCCTCAGCTACGCGTTAAAGAAGTCCGACAGTGCACTGGCTGCCGCGATTACTGAAATACGGATAATGAATACAATGAGTAAGCTATGAAAAACTTTGCTTTAATTTTCTTAACCGTGCTTTTCTTGGGTTGGATTTGCACACCGATTGAGGCCGTACAGCAACCGCCTTACGATGAAGTCGAGGCGATGCTTAAGAAGGTGCAGGCTAATTTAGAAACAGCAGGGCAGGCTACCAAGTTAGCGCAGACAATGAGCGCGGAACTAATTGAAAAGAAGGTTGAAGAGAAAGCAGAACTAAAGGAGGCGGTAGTAGCAGCAGAAGCTCAGACATTAAAGGCTCAGGCTAAGGTTAAAAAGTACGCCGTTACAATGATGTTTTTGGGCGTCGATACTGCGATGGCCGAAATGGATACAATTAGCATTAATAATATGCTTAGGCTTAACGGGTTGAAATAATGGCAAAGGCAAGCAAACCCACCGCATCCAGTTGGCAGCCAAAGCCTAAGCGTAAACTGCGCAGGCATACAAAGCACATCAATAAACACAAATCTAAAAAGCCCAGTGTTGGGCAGGGGTGATATGAAAAAATTAATGGAAATATTCAAAGGAGACAACGGCCAACTAAGTAGTAAGCGGTTCGTCGGAATTATCGGCGCGTTTGTTTTGTTTGGCACGATGGCGCATAACTCAATGAGCCCGCAGGACATTGCACCGAGTGCGGAATTAGTGGCGGCTGTTGAATGGGTTACTATTTTAACGCTGGGCTTTACAAGTGTAGATAAGTTTAGCGGAAAGAAAAACGACGAATGAAAAACGGGGGCTTTTGGGCTGTTTGTTTAATTGTATTGGCAGTTTGCCTGTACACTATAACGAAAGTGCCTGAGAGCCCCGTTAAAATCGTTCAGATAGATAAGGAGGTTGAACTATTGCACGACACGCTCCGACAGATACGGCTTAAGTATGTGGCCCTCCACGATACGCAGACCATAATAACCCAAAAATATGACACGATATACCTTACTCTTAATGGCGATACTACTTGCAGCGCCACGCGTCGCCTTATCGCAATGCACCGATTCCTCGATAGTTGCGGCAAGTAATCTGTATCTAATCAAAGGCGCAGAGGCCCGGGAGAATCTTGCACTGTGCAGGGAGTTTCGCAAGGTGGATAGCGCAGTCATTGCACAGCAGGGCAAGATTGAGGCTAAGCTTTTAGATCGCATACAGGCCACAGATAAGGCGGTAACTAAGTGGAAACGCCTAACGCTTGGCATTTCATTGCTAAGTATTATTTTTGCTATACTATGAACATACAAACACTAAAGGCCACGATGGCCGCTAAGAAATATGCTTTCTTTGAAGG